ACAAATCACGCCTTAAGTCTTCAATAATTTTAATAGCTTTCTCTGGCACGCCATCATCCTCTTCTGCTGTGTCTTCATTGGTAGCTGGTAAATCCATACCCATATACGTAATCGGGTTCATGTTATTGGGGATGTAATACTTATTCAATGCCGGGTCTTCTAGGAGCTTTTCATCAACCTTAAAACCACGCTTAGAAGCCCATTTCATTATTAACTGCTTATGAGTGAAAATACCACCATTTAAACCTTCTATATCAATATCTAATTCTGCTTTCTGATCCTCGGTATCAATACTATTCAATACAATCTGTACATCAGTATAACCAAAACCAAACTCTTCATCCCATACAATATCATTTAATAAGTTTTCTAGTTTCTTTTGTCTTGGTAGGACTATGCGGTTCTTATAATTCTTATCTGACTGTTTAGCGGTATCCCCACCTAATGGGCCTGAGATGTTTACCCCTATTTGATGGGGGTCCATGCCGTGGCTGGCTATGACTTCATCACGTGCATCTAAACGGTATAATCTGAAGCTGCTGTCTTTCTGTTCAGTTGCTAATTTTTCGAAACGTACTTCTATTTTACTATCCTGTGACCCGGACGGTATCATGAAAATCATTGAAGAGTCTTTATTCCGTTTAACTTTCTCGAATTTCCTTTCAATTTTATCCTGGATAACTGTTTTACCGGTTGGTGCCCCATTATCATCTAATAATTCTTTATCATCAAAATAACCAGTTACAAAGACCGCATACGCCGGAATACCGAAGTTCTTAAAGAAAACAAGATTATATTCTACCGCACTTTGATCTCCGAGCATGGTTCTTATTGCTGGTATGTACCGGGGCCTTCCATAAAAGGAAGTTTTAGATGTGTAGTTGGTTGCGTATAATAATTCATTAGCAGCTTCTTCTGGTTTTAAGCTTCCTAATTCTGATTCTTGACCGGTAGTTATGTGTACGTCCTTTTTATATCCAAACTTTTTAAACCAGCGGTTGTTTACACCGTCCCAGGTCTGCATGAACTTATTTTTATCCTTATGTATCCGTATGGTATGGCTATGTACGTGTTCTAATCGGTGGGGCTTTGCTGTTTGTAACCCACCTTCTCTTATAAGTTCCATGCCTAATTGTCCTATATTCTCCAGGTCATAGGCCGTATTGATGAGTATTTCTTCTATAAATGGTTTACAATTGTTTAGGAAGGTTTGAACTTCATCGATATGTGATTGACTGTAATCATCACCTACTGGTTCAACAGTGCATCCAAGTCCACCGATATCACTTGCTTTGGTTTCCAAGCAAGAGGAGTGATAGGTGTTCAAGTCTGGTAGATTGGCGAGTAAGCGGGGGTTGTATGGTGGTTCTACGAGTCCGTAGGCCCCATAGTTGCTTACTCCGATTTCTGGTGCTTGTTTGGTGTTGGGGTTTTCAGCGTCTTTACATGTGAACTTGAAGGGGTCTCTGGTATCTATTTGGCTGGTGTCTTTGACTGCGTATTTGTCGAGGGTGGTTTTTAGGACGCTGGACCCGGTGTTTGTGATAAAGGCGTATGGTTCACTCATATTCTTTCAATCCTCTAAAAAAAATTAACTTCTTTATATTACAGTATAGCGAAATAAAAATCAAATGTATATCTTGGCTGGTTTTGGCATCATATAGAAGTAGTTATATCCATAAGCAAAAGTATCTGTAATATCATCATGCTGACCCTCTGGGAAAGCTCTTAACTCTTTATTCACACGTTCAATCAGTTTCTGGTCATTAAGCATTATAAAGAACTTCCGATCCAATATACCGTTCTTAAGTGGTGTGGCTCGGTCTGGTTTAGATTTAATCGCCTGTGCACGGTAAACCCGGTAACCTTCCAGTTGTTTCTCCCATTCCTTAAATAGTAAGTCACCAGCGGCTGCTATCCCGGTTTCAATTAGGATTTTAACATTATAACCATCACGTTTAGCTGTGTTCAGGATTGTTTGTTTTGTTTCACCTGCAAATTGACCATGTATTATATCGGTGCATCCTATCCGTTCCTGGTTGGTGAGTACGATTAGTGACCCTGCGGTGTAATCTGATTTGATTGATTCGCTTGATTGTATATCCCAGACCCTTACACTATCAATTATCTCTTCACCACGTCGGAGTTCATCTATATGCTCTAACCTGTCTATATCAAAGAAATCAGATGTTTCATCTAATGGTTTCTGTTGATAAATAGCACTGAATAACCGTTCACCTATCTTATCTTTTCTCTTCTCTAATTCTTCTATACTGTACTGTTCAGGCCATAGGGGAGTTCCATCTTCTTTGATGGAGGGGAACTCAATAAAAATAAAGTCATCTGAAAGGTTCTCTTTAAAGTACCCTATCAAGTCCTGTGAATGCCAACGGGTGTGTAAAATTAAAAATTTAGTCTTTGGTTCAATCCTCTGATCTACTACTGTTAAATACCAGTCAATCTTTTTCTGGAGGGCTGTTGGTGTGAACTCTTCCTCTTCACCTTTATACGGGTCGTCAATAATCAAATAATCAGCATCAAAACCAGTTATTCCACCCTTAGCCCCTGTTAGTCTTATTGAGCCGTTGTATAGTTTTTTGTTCTTGTCACAGAACATTAACCAGGTGCTGGATTGTTTTTCATCTGCAAGGTAAACGTTAAAGTACGGCCCCCATTGTTTAACGAATTCTCTTAGCTCTAATCCGAACTTCTCTGCAAGTGTACCGGTGTTAGATATAATTAGGATGTTTAAGTTAGGGTTTTGGAATATAAGCCATAATGGGTATGCTATTGTAATCGCTGTGGATTTACTGTGTCGGGGTGGCATCGATACACATAAATGCTTATCTAATAGTCCGAGCTTTAGTTTCATCAAGTGTCTGGTTAGCTCTTTTATGTGTTTCGCTGGTTTCCGGTTCTCTCCAAACTTCTCATTAGCTACAAAGAACTGGTAAAATAAATAAAGATCATCTAGGAACCTGGGATCGAGGCCCTCTAATGAGTAGTTGGTCATTCAATCTAATTCCTCTTCTAAGATTTTGTTCTGCAGGTCTTTATCGAAGGTGTGATCATGTTCGTCTGTTATTTTAGTATGCTCAGTATATTCACCCTGTAACAACAATGCACCTTTAACCACTAAGTCCAAATCCCTTGGACTTTTAATGTCAATGTTGAACCCATCCTTTATTAGTTTGTCTAATAATTTATGGTAAAAAGAAAGGTACTTAGTTTTATTCTCTATTATCGTGCTGTCTGTTTTCTCTTCAACTTTCTTATTGATTTCTGCTGCTCTTATGGCTTCCCGGCCATCCCAATCAAATTCTTTCTTCCATGTGTAAAGTGAAGTTTCACTAAAGCCACACTCAAGACTTGATAAACTAATAGCCTTTGCAGTGTCATTGCCTTCTTGTTTTTTTTTGAAGTATATTTCAAAGGCATCTATGTGGCGTTGTAATTCTTTCATGGGGTTTCACTTAGAATGTTTTTATAAATATGGGTGGCGATGGCTTTCATAAAGTTAGGGGGAACACTGTTTCCTATCCTAGCCCATTGTTCTTCATATTTTCCAACAAATTTAAAATCCTCAGGGTATGATGCTAATCTTTTGGCTTCATTAATTGTGATATATCGATTATCTTCATTGAACATATGCCAAAATCCTGATCGAATAATTGTGGGACTTGGTTTGTTTTTTGATAATTTCACATAATTAAAATAACTTCCTTGTGGATGATATTTGCTTAACTTATCACCAGGTTTTACTTTCTGAATAACTGATTGAATAAATGGGTTTGTACTATATTTAATGAATTCAGGTTCAATATCTTTTAATGCTTCTCCAACTGTTATTGGTTTTGTTTGTGGTTTTGGATGGCTTGGAGTTATGTTTAAATCATTTCTTACTCCAATAAAAATAAGCCTCTGTCTGCTTTGTGGAACATTATAATACTTAGCATTCATTAAACGGACTTTAACATTATAACCGGCTTTTTTTAACTCAGTCAGTATGTCCTTAAAGATAAGTTTCATCTTACCTTTAACAAGTCCGGATACGTTCTCCATAACAAAGACTTTAGGTTTAAGTCCTTTAAGTAATCGGATGTATTCATTATATAATTGATTCCTTGGGTCACAGAACTCTCTTTTACCAGCTGTACTGAATCCTTGGCAGGGTGGGCTCCCATCGAAAATGTCTAGTTCTCCAGGTTTAAGTCCTGTTATCTCAAATACTTTTTCAACTGTTAAATTATGAATGTCACCGTGATAAACAGGGGTGTCTTTAAAATTTAGTTTATAAGTTTCAACCGCATTGTCATCCATTTCAACAGCTAATAAAACCTTTCCACCAGCCAACTTATAACCAAGTGATGAGCCTCCACATCCTGAAAAGGTGCTTATGACTGTGAATTTATTTTGGGAACTCATGACCGCACTCCGGACATTTAATCATTTCAACAGTGTCAGCAATAGATTCATCAAATTCAGGTTCACTTTCTGGGATTTCTTCATCAACATAAGGGTTATTATCAGGAATATTATCATTTAAATAACTTAATTTCCTATCAACTTCTTTCAATTCAACATTATCAAAACCAGATAATTCCACATCAAAACCGGCTACCTTTAAATCATTAAAATTAGAACTTAATTTTTCATAATTCCAGTCTGACTTTTCACCGAGCTTATTATCAGCTAACATATAACTGATGGCTTCCGGTTCATCATGTTTTCTTTTAGGCTCTAAGAATTTGTAAGGAACGCTCAATAAATGTAACTCTTCTGTGGCTGCTAAGTATGCTCCTTCACCAGCCAGGATATAATAATCACTACTAATAATTATTGGTCTGCCCCATCCATGAGCTTTTATACTCTTAGCAATTTCTTTAACCTGTTCTTCTGTATGGTCCCTTGGATTTTTAGGGTGGGGTTTAAGGTCATCTACTTTTATCCATCCTGATTCTTCCATATTCATTCACCTTTTATGCGTCTTTTTTAACTATTTTCTCCATGATTCCCATACATAACGGACAGTCTAACTCAAACACTTGCCCTTGGACCTTGTCAATCTGCCCGTATTGGTGGATAAAATAGGTACTTGTCTTGTTATCTGGTTGTATTGTGAATGTTAGGTTGCAGTTACTGCATTGTAATGGTAATGTTGGCATGGGGGTTTACCTTCTTTGTTGTCGTATCCAATACTTTCGCATCAAGTAAAGGTGCATGGTGTCGTATTCATCCTTTGTAACTTTTTCATCAGTGTAATACCCTATGGGGTTACATTAAAGATTATCTGGTAAAAAGTATTACAAAATATTATAAATAAGCGTTCTCCATGCTCCGATTATGGGTTGATCGGTAAGAACATTTCAAAAAACAAGAGTAAAAGTATTACTAATTATAATAATCTACTGATAAAAGAGCTGATAAAAGCGATAACCCCACCGCAAACCACTGTTATAAAGCCGCCAATAAAGATGTTTTTTAGCTTATCCTTGCTTTTCTGTCCTTCCATGTACTGATTTAACAGATCAACCTTTTCATCGATCTTATTCACGGTAGTTTCTATGTTCTGTAACCGTCTATCGTTGTTGTTTAGTTTTTGTACTACGCCCGTATGGTTTAGGCATTGTTCCTTTGAGGGTGTCATATTTAATCAAATCCTTAAAAAAAATAAAATGTTTTGGATATGTTTAGCTTGATTCTTCTGCTATTTCACCGGGTGCTTGGTATCCTGATTTGAGGAAGTTTATTACCTCACTTATTACACCAAAGACAGCTACTGCTATCCCTGCGTATTCTGCCGGTACGTATCCAAGTATTACAGTGGAAAGGCTTAGTATTATCGACAATATAAATATTATTGTACTTGCTTCGTTTACATTCATTATCCATTCATCTCCTTATAGTTGTGTTTTTAGTTCATCTAAATTAAAACGTGAATTCAACCTTAACCCATTCCACAAAACAATATAACTGGGTTCTTTTCCATGTCCACAACAGGCACTTCTTATGCCTTCAATGTATCCTAAACAATGGTCATATCCTTCTACTGTGGGGTGGTGGTTGCATTTAATACATGGCCTTGATATTCTGGCATCTACCTGGGTGTCTGTGTATTTTTCAACATGGCCATAGTAATATGTGGGGTGTCCACGGGCTGTGCTGGTAACAGTCATTTACCCTCTTCTATTGTAAAGCAAATATTCATAATACCAAACCTTTCACTTATTTGGTAACTGGTTATTTCATAATATTTTACATTTCTTTTCCCGTGATGTTCCCAGGTTCCCTTTATCGGTCCTTCTGTGGTTTGTTTCATTTTTATTACCAGTCTAAAAGATTTAATACTTTCTTTATGTTTGTTCATAACAAGTGTTTGGGTTAAAAAGCTAAATCTGGAAGCAACCCCCTGCCTTACTATTCCTCTTTTCCCTTATCAGTAGTGGAGTAAAAAAAGTGGATTTATGAGGTGTGTGAGGGACTGAAAAAACTCCAGTTGAATTTGGGAAAACGTATTAAAAAAAAGTAGGTTTTATATGGATAGTAATAGGGGGATTTATACTTCCAATTTTGTCATTAGATGACTGTTATAAATCTTTGAATAACATTTCTGAAAACCTTTCAGATTCTTTTTTATCCATTTTAATTCCAAGATTACCAGATAATTCCCTTATATCTGTTATTTTTTCTTTATGCGGGGTATCCCATTCTTTTCTCTTGAAATCTGGAGCATATAAACATGAATAAGTTGTTAAATCGTTTTTAGTATTTATATCTACAAAAAAGAACAAATCATCTCTCTCAAATGAAACATAATTTATATAAAATTGACCTGGGAAATCATCTTTATAATCAGATATACCTACCGAAACATCAATCCAATTAGAATATCTGCTTTTTGGTTTTATCCACCCATGTATTTCAACATCAGGGTAGTTGAATCTGGCATAAAAATCCTCAAACTCCTCAGAGTCCATATCGAATAAATATTCAAACCATCTTTTGGCCAATATCGTGGCATAATTAATTATATCTCCTGAGAACATCATTTTAATCACTTTTTTTGGATGAAACCTTTTTTAAAGGTTTCGACTATTCCATATCTTCTTAAACTTAGATTTCTTCCATAAGTACCGCTGGTAACTGGTTTCCTTGTATATTTCATCAGAGAAGCTAGTACCACAATCCGGGCAGAGGTGCCACTTCTCACAGCTTAATTCGGTTTGTTTCATGGGTGTATAGCAGTCGGGGCACTTAAGGGGCATGGTTTATCACTTCAAAACCTTTTTCTAAAAGTTTCGGATATTTAGTAATTGGAATTTATGCCAGGGATAATCCACACCATAATCATTACCAGATAAGACTAAACCACATTTACCACAACAGATTTCACCCCGATCAATATCTTCTATTATTTTGTTTGATTGACATTCTGGGCATTTAGTATAATCAATCGGGGGTAATGGTTCTTTAATGGTGGTTATATTATAAGCAACACTAAC